CTACGGTTTTACACCCGGTTTTACAGCAGGTGTTCTCGCTGCGTGCTCATCGATCCGACGGATGCGATCGAGCAGAAGCTCATCCTTCTTCACGTAGACGTTGATGAGCTTCTCGACCTGGTCTTCTGACCAAGTGAACATCTCCGAGATTTCGCGGACGGTCAGACCAGCCAGAAACATCCGTGTTGCCGCCGTTCCACGCAGGTCGTGAAAATGCTTGTCGACGCCTGCTCGCTTCTTTGCCGCGATGAACGAGGCGTTGAAGCCCGACTTCCAAGGGTGGCCTTCGGTGTTGACCAGGATGGAGGTGGATTCGACAGCGCGGCCCTTTCGCTTGGGGATCTCGTTCAGCAACGAGCGAAGACCGGCATGGATTGGAACGATCGCCGTCTTGGTCTCGCCGCTCTTGCCGGTCCGGATCTCGATGGAGTGGGCCTTAACGTGCGTCCAGGTCAGGCGCAGGACGTCACTCTTGCGAAGGCCAGTCTCGGCGGCCAGGCGCACGGCCCACATGATCTCGCGGGATGCCACTTTTTCCAGGGCGGCGAAGTCGTCTGGCAGCCAGATGATGTGCGATCTGTTGCTGGAGTAGATGCGCGGAATGCCAGAGCAGGCATTGTGTTGCAGGCGACCTTCAGCAACCCCGAACGACAGGATCCTGGATAGAACCTGCAGGGCCATGTCGGCCTGACGAGGCGTGTGCTTCATCTCGTCCCGCCATTTCCGGATCGGCACCCGAATGAGCGGACGATCAAAAGCGAGAATGCTCAGGTTCCCGAAGCGCTCGTCGATCTTGTTCAGGAAGGGCGTCCAGTTGGCCCGGCTCTTGTCGGCAAGGCTCTTCCAGTCGTCGCTGGCCTTATAGCTGGTGATCAGAAAACGGAGTTTCGACCTATCTCCATCAACCAGTCCTTTTCGTAGGTCGGCCAGTTCCTGAACGAACGCATCTGTGCCCGGCTCGCTCTTGATTCGGGGGCCGCCGCGCCAGGCGTAGGTGTAGGTGCGGCCTTTAGCCTGCACCACATGGACGCCCTTAATGGGGAGCATGGCCACCGTCGATGAGCTCGCGAATCTCCGCGTCCAGCGCGGCGTCTTCAGCCTGAGCAGGTGGGACCGCCAGAGGCAATATCGTGACCTTGCCATCGGGAGTGATATCGACGCGGTGCTGACCGCTGTTGATAGCCTTCTGCACGATGGCGGTCAGGCTTCTGCGGTTGGACGTCGAGCGGTTCATATGACCGGCTCCTTCAGAGCCACGCGGATGCGGATGCGACCGAGGGCGGTCAGGCGGTAGCCGTCGGGCTCAGTGAGGATGGCGTCGGCGCCAAGGGTGTCGCGGATCTCGGTCATCATCGGGCCGATGGCCCTGACGTTGCGCAGGACGGCGAGGTCGGATCGGGGAAGGCGTCGCCGAACTGCAAAGCGCGTCAGGCCCTGTGGCTCCTCTTCCAGGCGGGCGAGGATCCACGACGCGCTCATCGGCAAGCCGAAGGCCCTGGCTATCGCTTCGGCGCGCCGGTCCTCCAGGGCCGCACAGGCGCGGTTCATGATTGCGGTTCGAAGGTCGATGATCACGCCGGCACCTCGGCGAACAGGTCGGGGTGGGGCGGCGCGCTATCGGCGCCATAGACGGTTCGAAGCGACTGTTCGGCCCAGGTGCGGTGCCCGGTCGCGTCGTGGTGCCGGGCGGCGACGCCGGCGGCGTTCCGGCCGAGCCAATGCGCGGCCAAGCCGTGGCAGACGGTGCAGCCGGCCCGAACGGTGCGGATTGTCTCGGCCGTGCGGGTCATACGTCCTTGGCCTCGGCCGGGGCGGTGGCCTTGATTGCTTCCACGACGGGACCGGCGCGTTGCAGGAGCGAGTCCAGATAGGCCCAGGTCTCGGCGTTGCCGCCCGTCTGGCGTTGCTCGATCTCGTCCTGGAGCTCGGGGATCAAGTCGAGCATGACGTGGAAGAGCTCGTGTCCCTGTTCGACCGTCACCGGCTTGTGGCCCTTGATGTCGACGTAGAGGGCGAGCTTGTCCTTGAAGTTGGCGAAGACGGCGCCGGTCGACATGCCGGCTTTGGCGGCGATGCCCCGGATAGTGGCCTTGTCGTAACCGACCGTGTCGAACAGGGCCTCTGCGGCATTCCTGACCTTGGACCTGGTCAGGGCCTTGGCGGCCTCGCGCTTGTTCATGCGGCGCTCTGGCTGCTCGTCCAGGGCAAAGGCAGAGGCGATCGGGGAGGCGGGCCCGGGGGCGAAAGTCGATCCGTCCATCAGGAGGGTTCCTTGGTGATCTGCAGAAGGTCGTGGACGTCCATGCGGAAGAGTTCAGCGACAAATGCGGGTTTGAAGCCCGCCCGGAGGAAGGCACGCGTCCAGGCGGGCAGGCGCTCGTGGCGGTCGGCCAAGATGGGGTTGGTCAGCATCAGGCGGCAGCCATGGTTTCGGGGGCGCTGGCGCTGACAACGATCTTGGCGATGTCGAGCATGGCGCGCTGCTGATCAGGTCGCATCTGGCCGAACAGGCGAGCCAACTGGATGCCGGTGATGGTGCCGCCCTGGGCGGCGAGCGGGTCGCCGATCGGGCTGCCGTCATTGCGCAGCGGCGGCAGCAGGTCCTCGGCCTCAATGCCGAGAACAGGACGCATACGGGCGAGGGTCGAGATGGCGAGGCGGTTGTCGCCCTTCTCGTATTTCTGGACCTGCTGGAACGACAGGCCCACTGCTTCGGCCAGACCCGTTTGGGTCAGGCTGCAGCGCATACGGGCTTTACGCAGGCGCTGGCCGATTTCGACATCCAGCGCGGTGGCGGATCTCTTGTTCATGAAAGGCGACCTTTCAGAAGGATGGAGGCGGCGAGGTAAGCAAGGGCGAACGCCAAGAAGAGGCACGCGAGAACTGGTCGGCTGAGCTTCATCCGCGTAGCCACGCGACCAGGAAGGCGAGGGCGACGATGGCGAAGCCGACTGGCGCGCCGATCGCGGCGTCGACCAGGCCGACAAGGATGCCCAGAATCGAAATGCCCAGGGCCCTGCGAAAGATCAGCGGCAGGGGCGCGCGACGGCGCGGTAGTTCGCGGACCATGACCTTAGGGCCGGGCGAGAAGGCCTCGGTGCCGGCGATGTTGTGGGGGCGGCTCATCAGATCTCTCCCAAGGCGGAGAGGTAGAGGTCGAGGATCGCCTCTTCCTCCTGGCGCTTGGCCTTGTCCTGCTTCCGCAGGCGCAGGACCTTTCGCAGGATCTTGACGTCGTAGCCCTCGCCTTTGGCTTCGGCGAAGACCTCCTTCATGTCGATCATGACGGCCTGCTTGTCCTCTTCGAGGCGCTCCAGGCGCTCGATGATGGAGCGGAGGCGGCCTTGAGCCGAGGCGGTCAGGACGTCCGGGCTGTCGTCGTTCGGAAGGTGATGGTGATCGGTCACGCGCCGGCCTTTCGGCGGGCCGCGTTGATCCAGTTGCGCACGGCGCCCTCAAAGCCTGATGTGCTGCTGCTGGACACGCCCGCAATGCGGATGCGGCAAGCGTCATGCGCCGGGTTGATCTTGGCCTTCAGTTCGCCCTCGAGGACGATCTTCAGGCTGGCCATCGCCGTGCTGCGCTCGGCACGCGCGACGGCGGAATAACGGTCTTTGTCCTGGACGAGATCCTGTGCCGATTTCAGCAGGACCTCGACGCGGTCAGCGAGGGCCGAGAGCTCGGCCGGCGATACCGGAAGGGTTTTCGCGCGGCTCATGCCGCTGCCCTCAAGGGCGTGGCGGCGGCGTTCAGCGACTGCAGGGCCTGGGTCGGGGTTTTGCCGAGCAGGTGCCAGAGGGCGATGTCGCAGTCGGCGGGCTCGCGGCCGAGGGCGGCGGCGGTTTCGACCAGGTCGCCGCGGAAGCTGTGATGCACTTCCTTCAGCGTGGACAGCTGGCCGACGGTCCAGCCGGAAGGGCCGGTCTTGCGGGCGTAGTGGGTGAGGGAAGCGCGGTGGCGGCCTCCCTGAACCTGTAGATTTGCGGATGCGGGCATTCGCTCCCCCTGTTCAACGTCAGGGGGAGTTTCCAAAAAAGAAACATTTGAGTCAAGTGGGAAGTTTCTCACTAGGAAACCGCGTTCAAATCACCCTTGAATGGGCGAACGACGATAGCCACGCTCGACCTTCTCTCCGGGGGTTTCGTTGGTCGATCGTTCAGTCGCTAGTGAGCAGTTTGTCTTCGCGCGTCAGGCGCTCGCAGGTGTCTCTGCGTGGACTAAAGCTGAGGTGTTGCTAGGGACAGCCCGCGTCTGGGAGCAAGATCCTGCCGATATGGCAGTGCCTGACAATCAAGCGCAGGGTGACGCGTCCCTAGTCTATCATCTGACCTACACGGACAGCGAGGGTCGCGAATCGCTCCGTGTAGTAACGCTTCGTCGCATTGATGCCACCAGGGACGGGCTGAAGCTGTTCTGCTGGTGTCATGCAGCTTCGGCTAATCGGCAGTTTAAGGCCGATCGGATTCGCGAGGTCTTCTGTGTTGCGACCGGCGAGGTTTTTGACGCGCCGGGCAACTACTTCGCTGAGCACCCCATGCTAACAGCCCCGCGCGACCCTGAGGCGTACGCCCTTGCCACGTGTCGCCATGAGGTCAATCTCCTTACCATTCTGGCTGCTGCCGATGGCGAGGTTCATGAGGACGAGCAAGAGCGGATCTTGGTCCATGTCTACGACAGGGTTCCACATCTGGTTTTGGACGAAGGAAAACTACGTCGGCGTCTCTCCAAGGTGGTCCCGGACGTCGCAGCGTTCGAAGCAGCCATGTGGCGAATGGGTCGGTTCCGTGATGGAGATAGCGTTGCGCTAATGCGCAGCATGCGCAAACTGATCGACGCTGACGGTCACGTTGCGGCGGCTGAGATCGCCTTTGCCGAAGAGATTAATGCTCGACTGAACCTTTCGGCCTCATCAGCGGGCTGACAGGCCGGCTACGTCCAGCGCCGCGTCCCGCAATCGCCTAAGCATCAAGGCTTCCTCGGGCGGCATGAGTAGTTCGTAGGGCGAAATTTCGAGCCATTTGGAGAGCTCGTTTACGATCTCGCGCCGGTACGGGTGCTGTCCGTGGTAAAATTTGTTCGCCCGCCCCTTAGCCCAGCCGAGTTCCTTCACCAGGTCGGCCTGGCGTTTGCCCAGATGGCGCATCCAATCCTGTAGGTGCCAGTCCGGCTCAGCTGTGTTCACCAGCTGAGCTTGATGACGTGCGCACCAAACGTCGCCGCCTCGCGGAGAAACTTCTTTTGGGGAAACTATTGACTCACGGTTTCCCGTAGAGAAACCTATGCGCTGTGTCTTATCTGGAAACATGGCGCCGTTCCCAAGGCTGGTCCCAAGCGGACCTTGCACACAAGCTTGGCTTGCGTTCGAAGGGGCACGTCAGCCGCCTAGAGTCCGGGACAGGCCTGACCACAGACCTCGCGATCGCCATCGATCGACTGTCGAAGGGCGCGGTCCCTGTCGCCGAACTCCGCCCCGACCTCCACGACGTCCGCGTCATCCATGGCGAGGCGTCGGCGTGAGCTGGATCGGCTACACCGCAGCCGGCGCCGTAGCGGTCCTGATCCTGCGCATGCTGTTCGATGAATTGGGCCGGTTCTTCCTCGGCCAATTGATTGCTGTCGGTAGCGGTCTTTTCTGCACCGCAGTGGTCGCGGCTCAGGTTGCTGAGCGTGACGTCCTCGCCGTGGCGATACTGGGCTTCCTGGCCACCCTCTGGCTCGACATTCAGGTCATCGCCCTGCTCGCCCCAGAGCCGGCGGGAGCTCCATACACCATCACCCAGTGGGTGCTGACGCCCGCCACCGCCCTGCGTGAATGGGGCGGATGGTGATGAGCAGTCTACCGTATGGCCTTGAGCAGGTCGCCTTCTGGCAACGTGACGGGTTGCCGAAACCGGCACTTCTGCCTGTAGGGAAGAACGCCCTTCGTGATCAGCGCCGGACGCAAAGCCCAGCGCAGAACCCGATTCCAGGGGGTGTAGGTCGCGCGTTCGCGCAGCAGAACCCTGAACATTGGGGCGTCGCCAGAGTGGCCGCGCTCGGCGATCGCTCGCATCTTCACCGGTGCCTGCGACCAACTGAGAGGCGCAGGTTCGCGATGTCGGGCGGCAGGTGTCTGGTCGGGTATGAGCGCCATTTCGAAATGGATGCTCGGCCGGATGGAGGTCGCAATCAGCCGTTCGCCCGCTTCGCTGAACAGGTAAACGGTCGCTTCCTTCTGGTCTCCCCAGGTTCCGAGGGTGACGTAGCCAGAGATCTGAAGCGGCTTCGGCATCACGCGGTCCCAGACCAGAAATCCGACCGCGAGCGTCGAGCCCGACGCAGCGAAGATCTCGGCCCAGGTATGGGCCGCTTGCGTGGTCAGCTGGATCAGGGGAGCGCTCAATGCTGAGCTTCCCGTGTGTTCTTAGCCATTCAGTTCTGTCCTTGGTGGGTGTGAGAATCTCCAAGGTAGAGGCGCCCGCTGTCACGGCCAAGCTTGGTCGCGGCGGCGGGTTGCGCCTGTCCGAACCCTTGCGGCGAGCGGCATAGCCATGGCGCCGGGGGGCAACATCACCGACTGCGACGACTGTGCCTGGCAGGTCTGCTTCAAGGCGACCGGATGCCTGCGGGCGGTTGCCGCAGAGCGCGGCGTTGATCCGAACGAACTGCTGGACCGGTCGCTGTTCTTCGCCCTGGACGCAGTCTCCTGGCCCGGAATTCACGCCGTGCTGGCTCGCAATCTGACGCCGGTCGAGCTTGAGCAGCTGGCGTCTGAACTGCCCGCTGGCACTCATATCCTCCATGATCGGGTCGTGACGCATGACTAGCGCCGCGCCCTCCCCACGCCTCGCCCGTGCCGCCTCGCGGGACGAGGCTGGAACGCCCGGCGCCACCGGCCAGACTCTGCGTCGTGCCGGGCGTTCCTCCCCCTTCTCGGCCCCGCCCTGCCCGGGCAGGCCTGACCAGGTCGCCGCTGCGAGTATTGCAGCGGTGTTCCCCGCCAGCGCAGCGTTCAACGTCCCCCCAGCTGCGTCGGCGGGCTTCTCTTTTGACGAAGCAGGGATGCGGTGCTGACGCGTTCCTTTGCTCCCGTACTGGCCCTGTCGGCCGAAGCATCCCCAATCGGTTTCCGATTCGTTCCAAGGCTTAACGAGGCCTTGCCGCGCCGCGCCTGGTGCGCGCGCCTTATCTCCCTGCATCGACACCTGCTGAAGCGCCTCGCCCTGGACCGCGAGCGCGTCCGGGCGACCCAGCGCGAGATGCGCCAGCCCCAAATCGGCAAGGCCCAAGAGCGACCCGCCTGACGCCACGACGTCGGACGCGGCGACGCCGGTCTCCTTGCCCCCATCAAAGCCAAACGAGGCCGTCTTACTCGCGGTCATCGGGACGCCTTTTGCCAACGCCCGGCCCTGAACCGCCGGAGCGACTGCATCTCTGCGCCCGGATACCCGTGATCGTCAGGCGGATTCGCAGGGAGCGAATCCAGCAATGAACCGTACCCAGCACGTGCTGCTGGCGCGGGCGCTTATCGACGCCAATGGCGGCGTTGACGCCTGCTGCAAGCCCGTCACTCGCGTAGAGCGGAGCCAGCTTTACGCCTACCGCGACTTCAACTCGGGCGTTTACATGCCCGCCGACGTCATCGACGTACTGGAGTCCCGGGCGAAGAATCCGGTCTATTCGCAGTTCCTGTTCAGCCAGATGCAGGCCGAGCCGCAGACCGCCTGCGTCGTCCAGGAGGCGGCCGACGTCGACGAGGCGGCCAACGACGTCTGGCGCTTCATCCGTCATGCCGCCGCGGAAGGCAGAGAGCTCACGGAAACCGAGAAGCGGGAGGCGGAGCGCCTGCTGCAGCGCGTCGATCGCGAGAACGCCGAGCTTCGCGCGGTGCTGAATATGGCGGCGTCGACATGACGGCGATCACCGCACAGCCAGGGCGCAAGTTCCGCGCGGCCGAGCCCGAGAGCCGCCGCACCTTCCAGCCGGTCCGCCGCGGCAGCCGCTGGACCAACCACAGAGAACGGTGGGCGACGCTGTCCCGCAAGGAAGCGAACCTGCGGATCTTCGCGCTCGAGCGCTACCAGGTCACCACCCGCAAGGCGGGCCAGCGCTTCGGCGCCGAGGGCACGATCAGCGACGGCGCCGTGAAGCTGTTCCGGATCCTGTGCAACATGGCGGTCAAGCATGGCGGCCGCGTCGAGCCGTCCGTCGCATGGCTGGCGTCTGAGCGCGTGCTGAACGTCCCGATGAAGGTCATCCACAAGTGGAAGGCCCAGCTGCAGGAGCACGGCTTCCTGGACTGGGACCGTCGCTATGTCGAAACCGGCCGGCAGGGCGTGCGTGGCCCGCAGGTGGCGCAGACGTCGAACGCCTACATCACCAAGCTGCCGCAGAAAGCGCTCGACCTGGTCAAGGCGATCCGCAAGGGCATGGGCCTCGATCCGGAGCCCCGGGTGGTCAGCGAGGCCGAGCTGGCCGTCCTGAGCCCCGCTGAGCGGCGAAAGGCAGACCGGCTGGCGGAACAGGTCGCGAAGGACAAGGCCCGCCTGGAGGCCGCCTTCGCGGCCATGAACGCCAAGAGGGAAGCCGCCGAAACGCCCCCCGAAGTTCCGGATTAACGTGGATACCCTCAGGGCTCACAATCCGGAGTCCATATCTATCTAGAAGGCTTCTCGCTGGTCGCGAGACAACATGATCAGGCAGATATGAGGCGTCGCCCTGGTCGGGCGACCACATTGAACCCCGATCGAGGCCGCAAATGTCGGCCGATAACCCGCTCATGATCGAGCGGGCGAGCAGTGCTCGCCCCCGGATCTACCCGGCTACCGCCCGCAGGGACGGCGGCCGTTTGTGTATGGGGCCAGCGTCGCTGGCTTATCGAGGGTGAGAGGGGTTCGGAATTTGCGCGCGCGGGGGGAGGGCGGCGGTGACGCCACCAACCGGACCAGGGCGGCCTTTTCCGCCGATCGGGCAACCTTCGGACCTCTAAAACGCAACCTTCGGACCTCGATACCGGAAAGGCGCGGACCTCGATTGGAAAATGCTGCGTTCTGGAGAAGCGTTGTATGGGGCGCGCGGGCGGGGGCGGCTCGAAATATCGTCGTTGCGCGAACTCAAAATTCCGGGCATGGCGACTGCCAGAGATAGGGGGCTATCATGGAAGCAATCGGCGGTTTCATCATCTTCGCCAGTTTCGCGGCGTTCATCCTGGGCGTCGTCAATGTTATTCGGCCGCAGGCCTGGATGAAGGTGCGCAAGCGGCTGGTCGGACTGTTCATTATACTGGGCTCGATGGGCGGGTGCGTCGCCGGCGCGTCGATGGTGCCGCCGGCGCCGGCGTCGACCCAGGCGGCGGTTGAGGGCGAGACGGGCAAGGCGGCGGCTCCTGCGGCCGTTCAGCCGGCGCAGCAGGCAGGCATGACCCAGGTTGAGTTCGAAGGCTTATGGAGCGGCGTGAAGAACCGCATGGAGCGGTGCGATATGCCGACGAGGCGGGCGGGCGCGGCGTTGGGCACCGGAGACGTTTACGCGGCGTACGGGCCGACGAAGCAGGCGGCCGAAGCCTGCAAGGATGTCTGGCTAACGCTCGACGAAGTCCCTCTGCCGAGGTCGGCCAAAGGCGACGTCCGAAAAGCCCTGGAAAAGGGCGTCGACGACTGCGAAACCGCGATGTTCCTGAAGACCCAGGCGCTGGAGGCGCTGCTGAAGGTGCTCGATGGGGATGCTCGCCCGTCGGCGATGGAGGCCGTCAAGACCGGCATGCAGAGGGGGCAGGCGGGATCGACCGTCTGCATCCTGAGCTTCATGGGCGCCGCGGATAAAGCCGGCCTGGTATTGCCAGAACTTGAGGATGCAATGGCGGCCGCCAAGGCGGGCGGCTGACGCCTGGCCAGGATTGGTCGGAAACTTCTAGGTGTCGTTGGCGGCGGCCGGCTGTCCTGAGGGCATGCGTCGGACCCGCGGTGTAGCGATCGGGAGGCGGATCCGTGGGTTCGGTCGGGCGGATGCGACGATCGTGCGCTCGATGACCAGGGACGCGACGAAGGTGTGCCCGCAGGGTTCGTCGCCGTGGACGTTCATGCACTGGAAGCGGAGCTCTCGGTAAAGCGCCGTGACTTCCCTGGTGGTTCGGACCTTGGCCAGGCTCTCGCAATGCGGGCAGTGGACGCGGATGGCGCCTCCGCCCCTGTGGCTGCGGTTGGCCTGAGCACCGCCAAAACGGGTGTCGCGCGGTTCCGGCGCGGCAGCTTGGATCGTCATGTTTTTCCCCGACAGCCCCCGAGGGACATCAGTATCAGATTTCATGAAACGGCGCTCCTTTTTGTTGTGCGCAAACCGTGTGCTACGTCAGGTTCTGTCGTCATCACCTGAGCCGCCGAGCTCCATCTGCAGGACGGTCGACAGCCCTCCGGAACCGTTGAGGTTGTGGCGCGCCTCGACCACCAGCCAGCCGGTGGCGTCGATCTCGGGCTTCCAGCCGGAGACGCTGACGGACTTCTCCGGGAAAATGTCGGGCCGGCCTCGGGCAAGCGTCAGGGAGAACTTGGCGGCGGCCCGCTTCAGGCGCTTGAACTCTGTGTCGGCCGCGCGTCTGGCGCTGGCCAGGCTGGCGTAGGTCCGGGGCAGCTTCTTGGCGTTGTCCTCGTTGCCGACCACCACCTTCTGACGCGCGCCGCCGGCGCGGTCGTGCCAGTCGGCGATGACGCCCGAATAGGCGTCGCGTTCGGCTTCCTCCCAGCTATGGCGGTCGCCATCGCGGCGGGTGATTCGCGCCAGGCCGAGATCCGCGCCGCCCGGACTTTGGCCCGCGCCACAGCCCATGAAGACCAAGCTCTCGGCCTTCACCGTCGAGACGGCGTCGTGCAGGCGGCCGAGGCGCGCGATCAGGGCGGCGTCACTCTCATTGCTCTGCGCCAGGTGGGCGACGGCGATGGCGGCCTTTTCCGGCGCGCAGCGCAGCTGCAGACCGTTCCGGCCGGCGATCTCGCCCAGGACGTCGCCCAGGGTGGTCTGGCTCCAGGACTGCGCCCGACGTTTGCGAAACCCGCGCGTCAGGTCGGCCGATCGAGCGCGGATGGTCAGGACGTCGGGCGTTCCTGCATGGCCCCGCTGATCGACCTTGAAGCGCCCCTTGTCGAACAGCTGGGGCGGCGCGGCCGAGCCGAGGTCCCGCCAGCCGATCGAAAGGGTGATGATCGCGCCGGTAGGCGGAACGGCCAGCTGGCCGTCGTGGTCGCTGAGCGCGATGGTAAGCTCGTCTGCATCGGCGCCGCGCTTTTCCGTGAGGTCCAGGCTGATCAGACGTGGCGTCACCTGGGCGCCGATGTCGACGCCGTCGACAACCAGGCGATAGACGGCCTGGCGATGAACATACTGGCCGCTCACGTCGTGGCCTCGGCGTCCGGGACCTCGTCATCGACACGCTTCAGCGCCAGGGAGAAGTCCGAGATCCTGGGGACGCCGTTGTCCATGATCGAGCGCTGGGTTTCGTCCAGGCTGAGGATGACGAAGGCGCCATAGACGCGCCCCGCGCCATCGACCAACGGCCATGCCTCGCCGCTCTTTCCCATGGCGCGCAGGTCGTCCAGGCTTCCGACGTCGCCGAACGCCACCGGGGCCAGCATGCCGGTCAGGGTGATGTCGTCATCGCCTTCGCCAACAAACTGCCCCAGCGGGCGAGCGCCGACGCGGTCGCTGAAGGCGTGGCGCCAGGTCGTGCGGCGCTGCAGTTGCTGATAGGTGAGAGACGGCAGGTCGAAGACGAAAAGACCGAGGGTCATCATGGCCATGGGCGATGTCCTAACGCTTCGCTTCTTGAGGACATGATGCTCTGTCCTACCGCTGCGCTACATGAGGACATCAGTCGAACCCTCCGGGCTCGTCCCCGAAGGATCCCAAGTTGGGAGCGTTCAGGATCTCGGCCACCTTGCGGGCGATTTCGTCTGCGCTCTGGCCGGGCTGGGTGTTGATATTGATGGTCACGCTGCCGATCGACGGGCGCGGGGGCGCAGCCGCCGTCGCTGTCGCGGGAGCGACGCCGATGCGGGGGCCGGTATCGATGGCCAGGGCCGGCGCGCCGGCGGAACCGACGACAAGCGCGGCCGTCATTCCGGCGCCGACGCGCGACACGGCGTTCACGGCGTCGCCGGCGGATCGCGTCAGGCCGTGCGTCAGCCCTGCGACGGTGTCGTCGCCCAGGCCGGCGAAGACCCGCGACGGCGAATGGATGCCGAGCCGCGCCTTGAAGGCGGTGATCAGTTTGCCGCCGGCGCCCATGACGGCGCGGATCAGGTTCGGGATGCCGCCCAGCAGGCCGTTGATCAGGCCCGTGATCAGCTGCCCTCCGAACTGTCGAAACTGCGGCGCTAGCGCCTGCAAGGCCGGCCAAACGCGCTGGAAGGCCTGGATCAGGATACCGACGGGGCTGAAGTTCATGAACAGGCTGATCAGCCCGCGCACGGCCTCGCCGCCGATCTCCTTGATCCGCGTCCATATCCCGGCCCACCAGGTGCTGATGGCGCCCCAGTTGCGGTAGATGAGGAAGGCGGCGGTCGCGAGAGCGACGATGCCCACGACAACCCAGGTAATCGGGTTGGCCAGCAGGGCGGCGGTGAAAGCCCAGGTCGAGGCGATGGCGCTGCCCAGGCCGGCCAGCAGGGGAGCGAAGAAGGCGCCCGCGCCGGCAAGAGCAAACTGCAGCAGGGCGAAGGGCCCAAGCACCGCGGCGACGGCCAGCGCCAGGCCGCCGAAGACCAGCAGGCCCGCCGCGACGATGGCGACCAGGGCGCCGACGACCTGGATGACGCGCGGGTGGGCCTGGGCGAACTTGGTCAGGCGCTCTGAGGTTGCGGCGACGCGCAATGCAACCTCACGGATGACCGGCAAGAACTGCGTCCCTGCAGCAATGGCGGTGTTCCTGACGCCCTGGGTCGCTTGATCCATGGCGCCCTTGGCGCCGGACATGCGGTTCGCGAACTCTTTGCTCATCGACCCGGCAGTCTTCTGGGTATCGGCGACGGCCTTCAGGTTGGTCTTCAGCACGTCCAGCTGCGACAGCATCGGCGCGATGGCCGCCACGGATTCGGATCCGAACAGCTGGGTCAGGATCGAGGCCTGGCGATCGGGCGATAGCTTCTTCACGCGCTCGAGCACGTCGACGATGGTGCCGCCAGCGTCGATCTGCATCGCCTTGGCGACGCCTTTGGCCTCTAGCCCCAGGGCGGCATAGGCCTTCTGCTGCCCCTTGGTGGCGGCCTCGCCCTTGGTCAGGGCAAGCATGGTGTTCTTGATGCCAGTGGCGGCGATCTCTTCGGCAACGCCCATGCCGACGATGGTCGAGCCCAGGGCTGCGACCTCGGATGCGGCTGCGCCGGCGACACCGGCCAGCGGCCCGACGCGGGTCACGACGTCCGAGATGGCTTGGGCAGTCGCGTTGCCGTTGTCGCCCAGGTAGTTGACCTGATCGGCGAAGGCGCGGACCTCGGGCTGGGTCATGGCGAAGGCGGTGCGCCAGGTGGCCATCTTGCCGCCGGCGTCTTCCGCCGAGATGCCAAAGGCGACGGCCATCTGGCCCGCATCATCAGCGAAGCCCTTCAGCTCGGCGCGCGGGATCTTGGCCTGACCAGCGGCCGCAATAATCTGTGCGACCCGTTCCGCCGGCAGGCCGAGGTCCTTCGACAGCTGCAGGACGTCGCGGTTCATCTGTTCGAACTGGTGGGGCGTGTCGAAGTCCACGACCTTCTTCACGTCCAGCATGGCGTCCTGGAATGTGACGGCCGCGCTGGCGGCGGCGACCAGCGGCGCGGCGGCCACCATGCCTGCGCCGATGGCGGAGGCGCCTGCGCCAGCGGCACTGCCCGCGAACTGCTGCGTCCGGTCATAGGAGCCGCGCGCGGCCTTCATCCGACTCTGTCGGTCCTCTAGGGCTTTGAGCTTGTTGCGCTGCTGCTCCAAGGCGTCATTGGCATGGCGCGTGTCTCGCGCCAGCTTGGCTTCGGCGCCACTGAGGTTCTTGGTCGACAGGCCCGCCCGATCCAGTCGGCCGCGTATCTCCTGCAGGGTGCGGGAATGACCTTCCTCGGACGCCTTCAGCGAACGGACCCGATCCCTGGCCTGTTCAAACGCGCGGGTCAGAGCCTTGGTCGGCTTCTCGGCCGCGCTGTGCGCCTGGGCCAGTCGCGCGGCCTCTGTCCGAGCCGCCTTCAGGGCTTCACGGGTCTGGCCCAGCTTGTCGGTCAGTTGCCGATAGGCGGCGATGTCCTTTGACGCGCGCTGCAGTTCGGTGACTCGCTCGCGGGCGGCGCGCAGGGCCTTCGACGTAGCGTCGGTGTCGGTGCGGACGCCCTTCAGGAACCGCACGGCGTTGCCGGCGGCGTCCATGATCAGCTGAAGGCGAAGGTTGCGGGCCATGAAGCGGGCTCAACGGTTCTTGTCAGGCGCCGCGTTCATGCGGTTCCAGCGTTCGACAGCGCGGTCGCGCCAGTCGAGGATTTCGGTGAAGGTCATCTCGGCCATCGCCGCCGGGGGCCAGTGGAAGACGGCGGCGATGTCGGCCATGGCGTCGTCTATGCTTCGAGGCCAGCTTCCGCCTTCTGGCGCTTCTGCAGCAAAAAATTGGCGATCTCTCCGGCGATGGCCGTGCAGTCCTCAGCTTCCATCGCCAGGAACTCCTGGGCGGTGATGGCGGGCGTGGAGATCCGACGGACCACCTTGGACGCGGCGACCAGGTCAAGATTCAGCAGATCGACGACCTTGGCCCCGGTCAAGGCGCCGCCAAGCGGCTTGCGCAGGGTGATCGAGTTGAAGGTCTGATCGCCGCGCTTGAGGGGCGTGTCGAGGTCCACGACGGCGGTTACGCGGTCTTTCTTTTCAGTGACTTCTTCGTCGGCATTCATCTTGTATCCCCGGTGAGGCAGATGGGCGTCGTCCGGTTGACGCCGTGGAATGGAAGGGTGGGAGAGGGCGACTGTCGAGGCGCCGGTGTCGGGCAGGTGCATGGCCGATCAGGCCGCTCGAGCAGGGCTGGTCGGATGGTCGACAGGCTAGGCCGCATCGTCAGGCGAAGCCCAGGATGCGGCGTTCTTCAGCCAGGCGATCGACACCGTCGACGATGAAAACCTTGTTCATCACGTCGATCTCGAACTCGACACGGCTGTTGCGGACCTGTTTGAAATAGACGCAGGTCGTCTTGTAGGTGACCTCGGTGTCCCCGCCGACCTCGTCGCCGCCGGCGTCGATGGCATAGGTGCGACCGCGCACGGTGATCTCGACATGGTCATAGGCACCTGAGGCGGCGTTCTGATAGGCGCCGGTGAAGCGCAGCTGGGAGGCGTCGACCTGGTGCTCGGCGAAGGTCCGGTTCAGGCCCGGGATCTCGCCGCCATAGGTGTGCTCCACCTCAAGGGCCTGCAGGCCGGTGAAGATCTTGACCGGGGCGATCATGCCGGAGCCGCGCCAGTCTTCAGCCTCCATTTCCAGCGGGGGGCGGGTGAATGTCTTGGCCTCGCCGATGTAGGCTTCGCCGTTGCCGTGGACGACCATGTCCTTAAGCTTGCGGGGCAGGTTCATCGAAGTTTCCTAAGGAACAGAATGGGTTGAGTGGCGATGCTCAGGCGTAGGCTCAGGGCGGGTCGGCTTAGGCGGCGAGCTGGTTGAAGTCGGCGTAGAACTCGTCAGTGATCAGGGTGTCGATGCCCAGGTCCTCGAGCGGCGCGGCGGGGGTGAAGCGGTAGCCGACGCGGAGTTTGCCAGCGGCCAGCTGGTCCGGCGTATTGGCCTCGGTCAGGAAGGCTTCGGCGCCGATGATGCGTCCGGCCGCCTTCTCGCGCCGGAACAGGGCGTTGATGCTCTCGACGATGTCACGCGCCAGGCCCGGGTTCAGGGGGCGGTCGATATAGGGGAAGACGCCTTCGGCGATGGTGTCGCGCAGCACCTGGTTGGTGCGCACGGCGCTCTCGAAGGCGAAGCGCGGATCACTGGCGCAACCCCGGTTGCCCCAGAAACGGAAGCCGTCGCGGCGGATCAGGCAGGTGACGTCCGCGCCGTTGAGCAGGCCGGCCTCGGTGTTTTCGTCCTGCAGGTCCCAGCCGACCGCCGGCGTCATGCCGACGACGCCGGAGACGGGCACGTTGGAGATGGTCTTGTGGTAGCCGATCTCCTGGTCGATCTTGGCGCGCAGGCCCACGGCTCGGGCCGTGGCGTATGAGGGCTCGACCGCCTTGGTGAAGGGGTTGGCGGCCAGGAAGTCGCCGAACATCAGGAAGAGTTCGCGATAGGCGAAGTTGCCTCGGAAGGCGGTGGCGGCGGCGATGGTGCGCGTGGGGCCCGCGTCGAAGTAGGCGATGGCGTTGAGCTTGCCCGCCAGGAGACCAAGGGCGTCGCCCACGGTCTGAGCTGAGAAGCCGGGGACGGCCAGGATGCGGGGCCGGATGCCCGTCACGCTCTGCGCATCGAGGAGCGCCTGCATGCCGGTGCGGGCGCCCGCCGCGCCGCCACCGATGAGGTTGGCGTTCTGCGACGTGGTGATGTCGGCCTGGTTGCCGCCGGCGCCCGGCGCCACGCGAACAACGATGCCGATCGCGCGGGCCTGGTCGCCGATCGCTTTCAGCGACTTGGCCAGGGTGCCGTCCGCGCCGGCCTTGCTGATGGCGTCGTCCAGGTCCGTCACCAGGACGGGCTTGTCGAGCGGGAACATTTGAGGATCGGCGTTGGGCGCGACCGCGACCAGGCCCCAGACCGCGGTGGCCACGACGGACAACGGCAGGGCGCCCGTGCTGAGTTCGACAATCTTGACGCCGTGGCGGCGTGGCGAAATGGCCATGATCAGGATCCTTGAGGACTAGGTCTGTGACGGACGCCCGCCAGCGGCAGGGTCAGGGTAAGGGCTTGGGGGCGGGGCAGGTCGGTTCGCACCAGGTCCAGCTGCAGGGTGGCCGACGACCCATCGACGAGGAGGCGCACGGCCTTCAGGCGCGAGCGCCGGTGCCATCGCATCAGGGCCAGGGCGGTGGCGCCGTAGAGCTTCAGGCGGGTGGCGTCGTTCAAAGGCTGGTCGACCAGATCAGGCAGGTAGGAACCGTAGTCGCGGCGCATGACGCGCGAGCCGATTGGCGTCGTCAGGACATCGGCGACCGAGCGGCGCACGTATTCGTCGCTGGCGGGCGGAACGGCGCGGCCGGAGGCAGCGGACAGGCCGGTCATCGGGGCGGCCCGCTGAATCCGGTGCCGGCGCTGACGCCGCCGTGAGTATGGGACTTGGCGCTCGTGCCGGCGAAGACGACGTCCTGTTCGCCCTCGACGACGCCGCTGGCCTTGAGGCCGCCTTTGACGGTGACATCCCCCTCGATGTCGACGTCGGCCTTGAGGGAGAGACCTTCGGGGGCCACGAGCTCGGCCGCGCCGGTCAGCTGCAGGTGCAGCTTCTGCGCCTGGGGATCATAGGTGATGATCGCGCCGTCTTTGAAACGGATGCCGACGCTGGCGCCGAGGAAGAGCGGAGCCATCTGCGAGGAGGGCAGGCTGCCGCTGATGAAGGCGCGCTCGATGTCGCCCTCAGGACAGGTGACGGTGACGGGCTGGCCCACGGTCGGGGGTATCCAGATGGTCGTGTCGCCGACGGCCATGGCCCAATCGATCGGCGGGGTGAAGAGGTCCCCCAGGCGCACGATCGCCTTGCCGGCGGCGAGGTCCACGCTATCGACCACGCCCTCGCGTACCAGATCGGCGACGGCGCGATCGGTGGCGGCTGCAGCAGCTGGGCGGGCGGCGGAGTTCATGACGCGGACGATGGCGCAGCGCCTGTCTGCTTTCCCGCGCGGTCTGTTGTCAGGTCCGCCCCGCACAACAAGCGGGGCGTGGGCTCAGGCGCCGGTGGCGAGGATCTCTTCGGGAAGGACAGGCCAGTCGATCACGGACGGGAAGTGATCCTGCTCAGGCACGTCGCGCAGATCCTGGACGTGCCGAAGCACGAGGAGATAGTCCTCATGCGTCAGGGTCGTCGAAAGGTTCAGGGCCGCTTCGCCGCGGTGACGCTCGATCAGCCATTGCAGATCGGCGATCTCCCGGTCACGGCGACGGCGCGCCTGCGAGGCGAGTTCTGACGCCGACGGCGAGGGCGCTACGACGGCGACCGGATAGCCGTTGGCGTCGACATCCAGGATCTTGCCGGCGCCGAGGTCCTCGAAAAGGCGGGCGTGCACCCTCGCCTCGACCGCCACGATGTCGTCGGGAAGGTCGTGGGGCCAGGTGTCGATCGGATAGAAGGCGCGCGTGGACGGGCTGAAAACGATGCTCATGATCTGTTCCTAGACTTCGACCTGACTGTCGCCGCCACCGCCACCGCCACCGCCACCGCCACCGCTGCCGGGCGCCCCGCCGCCGGATTCACCCGAGCCGTAGACGGGGTCTGGCGTTCCTGTGGCGAAACCGATGGCCAGCCAGTCGAAGCCCTGGGCGAAGCCGCTGGACCCGGCGGCGCTGTTCAGCATGAAAACCAACCGGTCGAGGAAGCGTCCGTAGATCTGCATGTAATAGTCCCCGGTATTCGAACTGACCCAGGGATTGGCCAGCATGGCGACGCAGCCACCGCCGAAGGCGATGGGAAGCATCACCTGCTTTTGGCCTTCCGACATGGTTCCGGTCTGGCGGCCCCACTGGATGATGAGAGGCGTGCCCGGGATCTGTGCATAGCCGGTCTTTCCGATGGAGCGCGCGAAGGACCACAGCGATGCGGGGGTGACGGCTTTGGCCGCGGACGCACCGGCCGCTGTCTCCACATTGTTGGCGAGATCCACAGCGGTCAGGATTGGCGTCTCGTTTCCCGTCAGTTTAGCCAGGTCGAGCGAGGCGCCCCGGTATGCGCCGCCGTTCTCCCAGATGCGGAATGCAGAGCCGACGACGTCGAGTACGAGATGCCCCCCCATATCCGAGATATCGGGACGTTCGAGAAGGAGCTGGCCGCCTTCAACCGTGTTCGGTTGGTCCTTCTTGATCAGGGTGTCGGTCGGCAGGCGCACGGCGCCGCTGAAATCAGGGCTATACAGGCTGGCCTTGTCCGCCAGGGCGGCGACCAGACCGGTGATCTTGGACATGACCAGGTCCGGCAGGCGCGCAACGGGGACCGTGCCTGTGGTGATGTCTTCGCCAGCATGGTTGTGGGCGCTGTTGGCCTTGCCGGCCAGGGCCGCGACCAGGCCGGTGATCTTGGCCATGGCCAGATCCGGCAGGCGCGCGACGGGGACCGTGCCCGTGGTGATGTCTTCGCCGGCATGGCTGTGGGCGCTGTTGGCCTTGCCGGCGAGAGCGGCGACCAGGCCGGTGATCTTGGCCATGGCCAGATCCGGCAGGCGTGCGACGGGGACCGTGCCTGTGGTGATGTCTTCACCGGCATGGCTGTGGGCGCTGTTGGCCTTGCCGGCCAAGGCCCCGACCAGGCCGGTGATCTTGGCCATGGCCAGATCCGGCAGTCGCGCGACGGGGACCGTGCCCGTGGTGATGTCTTCACCGGCGTGGCTGTGGGTGCTGTTGGCCTTGCCAGCCAGGGCGGCGACCAGACCGGTGATCTTGGCCATGGCCAGATCCGGCAGGCGCGCGGCGTCGAGGACGCCCGTCGCAAGCTCGGCGGCGTCGTGGCTGTGGGCGCTGTTGGCCTTGCCGGACAGGGCCGTAGCCAGGCCCGTGATATCGTCGATCGCGTGACTATGGAGGGCCTTGGCGAACCCCTGGGCCCAGACAGCGAGCCGGCGCGCCAGGCCGAGAGGCGTGACGGCGCGCGTGCCGTCCGTGCCGGTGGAGATCTCTGCGTCCGTGGCGAGTTCGACAATGCCAGGCACGGTATCGGTGGCCGGCGGGTTCATGAAGTTGGCCGGCCCAAAGCTGAGCTCGGCCTGCATAGGGCTGGCGACCATCAGGTCAGCCGAGAGCAGCAGCATTGATGCCGCCACCTTTTCCGCGATGGGCGCCGGCTGGCTGTAGACGGCCAGCAAGACGCCGTTCGACAGGTAGAGGCCGAAGGCGCGCAGGGTGTAGGCGTCGTCGGTTTCGTCGCGCAGGGTGACGTGGATCGTGTCCGGGCTAACAGCCGCGCCGCCGAAGGTGGTCAGGCGTTTGCGCTCGTTCGGCAGGCCCGTCAGAGCCTCCTGCGCGGCCGATCCGCCGGGGAGGGCCACAGCGCTGACGCCGATGTGGGACACGGTCAGGGCGTTGACCCCGGTGTTGGACGGGTTGACCAGGGCGCGGCGGCCGGCGGTCGTCAGGGTGAAGGGCAGACCGCTCATCTTGCGGGATCTCCGAACAGGACGGGCGCGGCGAGACGGGCGGCGGCTTCGTCTGCGAAGCGAAGCGGGATAGTCTCGACGGGCGCGTGATGATCGTCCCCGGCCCAGACGCGTAGCAGCGGCGCTGGAGCGACCTGGTAGGCTTCCAGTTCAGGGTGCTCGTCCATGAAGTCCGAGGTGACGTTGACGTGCCAGCCGTGCAGAAGGACAGGCTGGCCATCAGGGTTGGTCGGTTCCGGTTCGTAGAGTTTGCCGATGAGGTCGATCATTGGGTCAGGCTCACCAACTGGGCGTCGGAGACCGCAAAAGGGAAGATCTGGAGAGACTGGATGGTCGCGTTGAGCGGCGAAGCGCCGCGCCCTTGCCCTATGGATAGCGTGGTCAGGTTTGGAGGCGGCACAGTCGGCGCCTTCGCGAGGTAGATCACTCCGTTCAAAGCCAAGGTATAGGTGTTGCCCTTGCGCCGCACGGCCCCCTTGACCTGCGCTGCTCCGGCGACAACCGGCCCGGGTATCGTCATCACCGCCTCGCCGCCAACCATGAGGCCGACCTCGACAGCTTGCGAGGGCCCGGTGCGCTGCATGTAAAGTCGGTTGTTGTTGTCTCCCGCGTCAAACTGGAAGTACCGCTGCGGTTGCACGCCATCCGCCGAGGCGGGGTGGCGCACTGAAATCAGCAGGGTAAAGTCCTCCCCCGCCGCGATAGTCTTCGCCAGCGACAGGATATCCGCTCCCCGCGTCGCCGCTGCGCCCGTCGTGATGATAGGGGACGAGGCGATGGAGGCTTGTTCGAGTTGGAGCCCGGAGAACTTTAGGGGGCGTTTGTTGGCGGTCTGGTGGCGGCGAGGGCCAAACTGCGTCGTCGGCACCGATGCTTGAGTTGTTCCGGTGACTTGAACCTCCCAAACATTCCCTGAGCGCCGGATGTATTTGGCCGACGGCGCGGTCAAGTCGGCCCCGTTCTGCGACCGTAACTGGAAATCAACCCCTGCGTCGTTGACGCCAAACACGGGCTGCGACCCGTCCGGCGTCTCAACCAGCAGCGAGCATATCACGACCGTAGAGGTCGGGATGGATTGACACGCCGCCCAAGCGGCGGCGGTGCTGTCCGAGTTGTCTAGAGCGATCCACTTACGTCCAGAAAGCGGCGCATTGGCGGGGGCCGGGGCGTCAGAGCAGTTAAGAGCAGTGCCGCCGACAGCCACTTGCGCCGCAGTGGGATCCCACCGGGCAAACAAGTTCGTCCGCTGCCCCTCGACCAGCACGCCCAGGTCCGTAATGCGCGGGACGTTGGCCGCGAACTCAGCCAGGGTGCCGTCCGCGCGCCAGGCGGTCGCGGTTCCGGCGCGCGTGTAGGTGACGCCGGGGAGGTCCAGCAGGGCGGTCATGCGGGGTTCCGTGGGGTTGTCATGTCAGATCTCGGTCAGGCCGACGCGGTATTCGCCGTCGGCAAAGAGGAGCTCGACGCCAACGACGGCGAAAGCTTCGGCATCGGAGCGACTGGTGAGGCCGTAGAGGGTCCGTCCCCGCAGGATCAGCTTCTCGAGCAAGGCGATCCCGTCGCCGATCAGGCAGGAGCGATAGCGCGACCGGTCGAAAATCAGTTCGACTCCGCGCAAGGCGAAGTCGGTCGTCGCGAAGGGCCCAGACAAGCCGTAGAGCTGGCGGCCGCGATCCACGATCAGCTCGGTGCGCAGCGAGACATCGCCGGACAGGCCGATACGATAATGGCCGGGCACGAACATGAGCTCGACCCCGCCCCAGGCGAAGGCCGTGGCTAGGGCCGGGTCCGAGATGTCATAGGCGCCGGCGGCGCGGATCATCAGCGGCGCCAGGACGTCGTCGGTGTCCTCGGTCAGGACAATGCGCTGATAGGCCGACACGCGCGCCGCCCCGGCCAGGGTGACGCTTCCCGACGTGCTGAGCCCTTGGGTCAGGGTGAAGCGGGACCGCACAGGCTTGGTGCGCTCGACTTCGTCGATGACCTCCTGGACGAACTGCCCCGTCGCCGGCGCGCCGTCCGCACCGTTCAGCGTCAGCACCAGGTCGAAGGTGTAGGGATCACGCGGCGGTTGGTGGTCAAACCATTCGCGCAGGGCGATCTGACCGCCGAAGGCCGCGATGACGTCGCGGACCGACTTGGCCGAGCCCTTCCGACGGTGGACCTCGATCGAGGCCGCAATCAGGTTGCGTTTCACGCTCGGCGACCAGGCCGGGTTCCAGGCGTCAACCGAACGGGTGAAGGCCAGCCAGGGCAGGAAGACGTCGGGGCAGGCCTCGACGCTGATCAGGTCGCGCAAGGGGACGGGGATGGCGTCGATGCGCTGGGTCAGGACCTCGATCGCGCGCTCGAGACGTGTGGCGTTGGGCGGCAGGAGGGAGGCGGGATCCGCGCCATGCAGGTCCGTCATTCGGCGGCGCCCCCATGGCTGATCAAAATCCCCGTGCAAAGGGCGGTCTCGGTGGGCGAGCACACGATGGTCTGCGCCGGCGCAATCAGATCCACGTCCTGGACGCCGTCGGTGCAAAGGGCGGCGATCAGCGCCGCGCGGGTGACGTCGCGGCCGAGCCGGCGGCTGCGTGCCAGATAGGCATCCAGCCGTCGGCGGGCTTCGGTCAGCACGAGAGCGGAATCGGGCCCGGTAAAGGTACGGATCACCGCATCGACGGTGAAGGTCGTAACCTCGGCCGCCTGAACCATGACCTGATCGGTCAGTGGGCGGACGTCGTCGGCCGCCACATAGGCGCGCACCTCTTCCAGCAAGGCCTGGCTGGGCGTGCCGTCGCCTGATCGGGCGAGGATGGTGACGAGGACCTGGCCGGGCGCGGGGCTGACGCAGCTGGCGTCCAGGACGTCGCCCGAGGCGGCGCGGGCGAAGCTGACGTAGGCGCCAGCTGGGCCGGCCACCGAATAGCCTTCGGGGCCCAGGAGGGCGCGCTCACGCAAGGCTTCGTCGCTTTCCATCACAGCGGGCGCGCCGGTCAGGGGGTTGGCGGGCGTGATCACCAGGCGCGTGGCGAAAGGTTGAGCTGCGACATCGAGATCTGCGCCGATGGCGTAGGGCAAGGTCATCGCCTTGGCGGCGTCGTTGACGCGCTGGCGTAGGTTGAGCTCGCGATAGGCGAACAGCTGGATCAGCTTGACCAGGACCTCGCTCTCGTCCTGCAGCACAGGCTCGACCTCGGGGGCGAGTTCGATCAGGCGCGCCTTGGCGGAGGCGACGATCTGGTCAAAGCTCAGCACCTCGATCACGGCTGGGAAGGGCAGCCGCGAAAGGTCGACGGCGGTCGTGCCGCCGGCAGGTCCGGAATACTGCGTCATGGCCGGATAGGGCCGAGGCCGGGCCACGAGTGCGACCGGCCGCTGTTGTCAGGTCCGCCCCGCACAACAAACGGCGACCTATGGTTAGATAGAGAGCATCGGCATGAGGAGATCCGTATGGGATTCGATCAGTGGTTCATCAAACGAGCGGAGAGGAAGCTCAACCGCCCGCTGTCGCGGGATGAAAATACAGCGCTGATTATGGCGAAGCTTGGTTGCGGGCGTTGGGATCAGATCGGGCGCCAAGCCAAGAAGCGCATCTACAATCGCGCCCTCGGTTGGCCCTATCCCTACCGATCGGATACAGCGCCGGAGCACTAGCCGGCGCCTTCCATGTGCGCCAGCAGTAGGGCCATCATTGCCTCGTCATCTGCCTGACTGAAGCCCAGCAGTTCGCGTTGCGGGTATTGCGTCTCGGGTCCATCGGGGACGACGCGGTCTTTCAGCCCGAAATGGTGGATGCGGGCGAGGCGCGACGCCCGACTGGTGAATTGGACGTAGGCTTCGTCGGTCGTAGCCCCGGCCTGCATGTGCGCCGGGGTTCGCAGCTTGGCGAACATCGCCTTGGCCTTGCGCTTCACGCCGCCTTTGCGGCCCCGGATAGCGCCGGCGATCGGGCCAGGATCCGCGCCGCCCTCGGCGGGCAGATGGCGGGCGATGCGATCCGCTCTGAACGTGCGAAGACCGTCAGCCTCGCGGTCGAATCCGGTCAGCATGTTCCCGCGCCGAACCCAGCTGCGCATGTCGACCAGGCGTTCGCCGTCGCCCTTGCGATAGATGAAGCGGATCGCCCGGCTAGCGGGCTTCTGGTCCTGTCGGGGTTTGCGTTTCGGCCAGGGCGCGCCGTCCGGCGCCACCTGGGCCTGGATACGTTTCTGCTGGGATCGGCGCAGCGCGAAGGCGGCGCGGCGCAGGAGGCGCGATCGCTCGCCGGCGGAAAGCCGGTCGAGGTAGCCGGAGACGGCTTCGCGGTAGATGGCGAGTTCGTCCTCGCGGTCGGCCATGTCAGGCGTGCGGGTGGGCGGTGCAGCTGACGATCAGTTCGTCGCCCAGGTAGATGCGGTGCAGCGGCTCGCCTCCCTCGAGGGCGAAAGGCAGCGGCTCCTCCGGCCGGGTCAGGTCGTAGCCGCCCTCGGCGCGCGGCGTCAGATAGAGGGTTTCGGTCAGCGGGATGCGAGCCATGATGTCGGCCTTGCCGTCATCGAGGAGTTCGACTTCCCAGTTCACGCCGCCGGCGGCCGCCGTGAGCGACTGCAGCTCGGGCTGCCAGCGCGCGATCCACAGCATGAGGGGAATGGTGATCTCGTCGATCGAGTAGGCGCAGTCCAGAATCCCCATGACCAGGGTGTAGCGATACTCAAACGCCAGCCCGGGCCGGCCCTGGGCGACCATGCTGCCAGTTGGGATAGCGAAGTGAAGATCAGCCGGGTTGTCGCGCGCGCCGCGATGCGACAGCGCGGCGGTCATATGGGCTTTCAGGCTCTCGAGCTTGCGCATGGCTTATCCGAAGTTTGATGGACGAGGACCAGTGGCCGGCGGGATCAACCCGCTGACCGACCCGCCAGAATGACGCGGAGCGATGTCATCCAGGGGGTGTTGGCGAGGACGCCGTAGCGGCGGCCATCCATGACATAGGCCTGAGCGGTGAAGTCCAGGACCAGGCCGGGCGGCTGCCCCGCCACAGCACCCCGCGCAGCCCGCAGTCCGAGGGGCAGGGACAGGATCACTGCGCCAGGACGCCGAAGACGCGGTTGGCGGCCGGCGCTACCGAGAGAACGGGACGGACGCAGCGGAATCCGGCGAAGAGCAGCGGGTCGAGCGGCGTCCAGGCGCCGCCGCCTACCGTAACCGTGTAAAGCGCGCCGCCGAACTGCAGCGGCAGGAGCGCCGCTGGATCCGGACCTACCTCGAAACTCACGGCGGTTGGGCCAATGCCGATCGGGGATCGCAGCGCGACCGCGCGCTTCACGCCCAGGTCGACCGGTTGCACGGCCTTGGTCTGGCCGGTCGGAATTGTGGTGTCCAGCGTGACGGCGTCCGCGCCCTGCACCGATACGGCGTTATCGGATCCCACGGGCAAGGCGCGCCACTCGCCGTTGACCAGCTTGGCCAGGGAAAGCACGGCAGCGCGCGCCCAGGCATGGCGACGGCCAGACCACCACGCCAGGACGCCGGCGTCGGTCCCAGGGCTATTCGAAAAGGCGTCCATGTCAGCGTCCGAGAAGACGGCGCCACCAGGTGGGCCGAGGTGAGATGAGAGCAAGCCAGGCGTCCTGGTCGCGGTGTTCCCCGCCGTGGACGTCGACAGCCAGTTGTCGCCGCGCATCGCAAGATAGGATCTCGGCGCCGCGCACGGCGTAGCCGATCTCCAGATCCGCCATGGTGGGGCTAGCCGGGAGGCGGCCCACCAGGACGCACGGCTGGATAGCCGTCGCCGGCATTTCTCGACGAGGCGGGATCACCGGGGCAGATGGCTGGCCGGATGTCGCACAGCTGCTGATCAACGTCGCGCAAGCGGCGAGTACGGTCAGGGTCAAGAGGGTTGCGCGCATCGATGGCGATCCTGGCGTCGGAGGTGAGGGAGAAGGCGGCCTGCCTGGCGGCGTCGGTCTGCTGCAGGACGACCTCAACCCGGGTTGTGGTGTCCTGCGCGCCGGCGACCTCGATCTGGCGCGCGGCGGCGCCGTTCGTGGCGACCGCCGCCGAAGCCTCCGCACGCTCGGCGCGGCGCCCGACCGTGTTGAACGGGTCAAAGCGGACGCCGAGGCCGCCAAGGGCGAAAAGGACGAGAGCGGCGATGGCCAGCAACGTGACCACGGAGATCACGCCGCCGAAGGGCGTCGCAAAGTTCAAGGTGCGGGTCAGGGCCTTCATCAGCGACTGCCCCGGGCATTCCACCAGGCGCGGACGTCGAAGCAGGGGCAGGCCTTCAGCCATTCGTTTGGTGAGATCTTGCCGTCGCCGTTCTTGTCTGGCGACAGGTCGCGGTGGCCTAGGATCTGCGCGGCCGGATAGGCGGCCTGCAGCTTGAGCAGTTGCTGCTCCAGGGCCTCGTATTGCGCTGGCGTGTAGTTCTGGTCCGGCTGCCCCTTGGCGTCGACGCCGCCGATTAGACAGACGCCGAGCGAGACGCTGTTGAAGCCGGAGACGTGGGCGCCGGCGACGGTGTCGGCGCGGCCCTTCTCGACGCGGCCATCGCGACGGATGACGTAGTGATAGCCGACGTCGTTGAAGCCGCGCTGCAGGTGCATGGCGCGGATCTCTTTCACGCCGATGTCGCGCGTCGGCGGCGTGGCCGCGCAGTGCACCACCAGGTAGCGGATGGACTTGATCGTCATTTGGGGTTGTCTCCTCGCCAGGCGCGTACAAGCGCGATGATGTGCTCGGCCGTGGGGCCGATCAGGTAGAGGGCGATCAGGGTGGCCAGCAGAAGGATCAGCCGATCGGCGATGACCCGCAGATCGCCGTCAGGGATCCGGGCAATCAGGAAATGCAGCTGGGTCATGGCCCAGACGGCCACCACCCAGGTGATAAGGCGGCGCCAGAGCCATTGAGATTCGGGAAGCGGCCGGTTCATCGTGCGCGATCCTTCTCCAGCTGAGCGCGGATCCAGGCGATGTCACCCTGGATGTGCTCTACCCGCTCATCGAGACGCGCAAAGTCGCCGCGCGTGATGGGCGCGACGGCCGCCTCCATGGCCTCGACCCGAGAGAAGAGGCTGCCGAAGGCGACGGCGACGATCATCACCTGCACGCCCACGGCGAAGCAGAGCTGCAGCAGGCTGATCGTGAAGGTGACGGGGTTCTTGTTCACGGCTCAGGTCCAGAGTTGGGTCATGGGAACCGGCGCTGCGCTGCGCGCGCCGGCGGGAACGAGGACTTGCTGTCCACGCGTTAGGAAAAGGCCGGCGTCGGCGAGGCCCGGGTTAGCTTCCAGCACTCGTTCGACGGCCGGCGCGCCCTGACGCAGCACCCGCCAGACCAGCTGATCGAGGGTTTCGCCCTGGACCGCCTCCACCGGCATCATGTCGTTGCCGCGCGCCATCAGATGGCCTCGGCGATCACGCGGGACCGGCCCAGGAAGTCGCGGACGGCGTAGGTGACGTTGCGCCGGTGGACATCGATGTCGGCGGCGAGCTCCTCGACGCGGTCCATGCCCGCCAACCTGGCCGACTGTCCGAGTTGCCGATCGGCAAGATCCGCGGCGACCACGGATTGGACGGCGCGCATCCAGCGCACCTGGTAGTCGCTCTGCTCATCAACCTGGTGCCGGCCGGGCACATCGGCCAGAGTGCTGAAGCCGGCGGCGACCTGATCGCGACGCCAGATGTCGAGCTCGTCCATGATGTCCAGGACGGCGCTGCGCGCGACCTCGCGAAGGCGCTCGGCGGTGACGACCTGGTCGACGCGAATCGACTTCTGCAGCAGGCCAAGATCCAGTTCCGGCCAGAACGGGCCGCATGCCATGACAGCAGGCGCGGCCGTGGTGTTCGGCGCGGGGATCGAGGTGGTGGGAGTGAAGGGTCCAGTCATGGCGCTTTAGCGAGGAGTTCCTGATTGGCCGCCTGCTGGCCCTTCGTTTCGCCGCCGCCCGGCTACGGGGTGGGGGGCTGGCCGGACGCTACAGACGGGCGAACCCGCTGTTGTCGGACCAGCCCCGCCCCGAGCGCCGGGGGGCGAGGGGTTTAGCCGCCCGCAGGGGGCGGCGTGTTCTGATCGGCCGGCTCGGTCACGCCGGCGGCCTTCTTGAGTTCGCGGGTCAGCTTCTCGATGTCCTTCTTCACGCCGCAGCGTTCGTGGAGCTCGAGGGCGCGCTGATATGATTTCAGCGTCTCTTCCCGGCGCTGGCGAAGGTCGTCTTCGTTCTCGATGTCGGCGCCGGCCATGATCGCGCGGCCGATGGCCTTGAAGAGCTTGGCTTCGACCTCGTCGTGAAGATCGATGTCGTGTTCATCGACCAGGTCCTGCAGCATGGGCAGGACGCCAGCCTCGAAGGCCTTGGCCGCGTCGCCGCCCAGGTCGTAGACCCGGATGGCTTCCTCGCAGACCTGATCGATTGCGAAGGTGATCGGGTCGCGATTGAAGCCGCTCGGCATCTCGAGCTTGTACTTCACCGCGTGCTCGAGCATCGGCAGGGCGGTCATGTAGTCGCCGACGTCGATGGTCCAGGCCATGATGGTGGTGAAGATCTGATCGAGCGGGCCGCGTTCGCCCTGGCCAGCCGCCAGGACGCCATCGCACCAGCCGCGATAGGCCGGGAGCATGTCGATCTTGGCCTCGACCTTGCGTTCGGTGGCCTTGAACTCTTTCAGCCGGCGGCGGTCTTGTTGCAGCTGGAAGACGACTTTCTGCGCGTCCGGCGACAGCGGCGTGTCGTCATTGTCGCCGTCGATGTCGATGGCGATGCCAGAGGCGGCCAGCACGGCGCCGGCCGAGCTGGCGATCAGGAAGCGGCGACGCTGGGCCGCCGGCGATACACGGTTGGGGTTGATGTCCGGAACCGAGGGAGCAGGCCGCAAGGCGGGCTTGATCTTGGCCGGGCGGCGCTTGGCCATGGCGGCCGAGGCGGCCGAGGCTTCGTCCTCAGCCTTCTTCTGGGCGGCGGCTTCCGCCCGGGCGCGCGCTTGTGCGGCGATGCTCATGTCTCGGTTCCGGTTTTCAGATGATCGGGGGCCAGGCGGCGATTACTCGCCGCCGGCGATCTCGATGTTTTCGATCAGGAGGGCGAAGTCGTAGTTCTCGACCACGTAGGCCTCGTTGACCGACTCGTAGGTCTCGACGCGGCTGCGCTTCGCGTTGTCCACGATCGTCTTCCGACGCGTGTTTTCCTGCTCGTAGATCGACAGGTTATCGAGGCGCGTGATCAGCATGGTGTTGGCCGGGAAGAACGGCACCATCACCGCCTGCTTGCCGCCCAGCTGCTTCTTGGACAGCAGGATGTCGGCTGCGACCTTCTCGGTCGGCTTGTCCTCGCCATCGACCATGGGGAAGTACTTCTCGTGCAGCAGGCCGCTGCCGACGATGACCACCAGTTCGGTGTCGCCGCGTGCCCACTCGGGCAGGAAGTTCTGGATGGCGTCGTAGACCAGGGCGTCCAGGTTCCGATAGTCGCCGCCGGTCGGAGCCACCACGATCTTGCCGGGGGTGGCGCCTTCGTCGAAGACGTGGGTCGGGCGCTTCTGCCGGATCTGTTCCAGCCAGCCGACATTGACGTCCTGCAGCAGCGGGTTGGCGACGCGGTCCGTCTGGACGTCGGCGCGGATGCCGTTCCAGCCGATCATGATGCGGTCGCGGGCCTGCTGTTGCACGGTCTGGCTGCGCAGCCGGGTCTGGAAGTCCTTGAACTTCGCCCACAGGTCCAGCTTGGCGTAGGTGACGTGCGTGTCGAAGTTGGTCTGCTTGCACTCATAGCGGTCGGCGTCGAGCGACGTCGGATCGCGCGTTTCGCGATCGCGGGCGTTGGTGTCGGTGCGACCGGCGAGGGTGCCGGCGACGCCCAGGCCGAGTTTCTCGCCCGACTGCTCATCGACCGGCACGATGTTGATCTGGCCCAGGAAGGCCGAGCTTTCGCGCTGCTTGTCGATCAGCACCTGCTGGATCGACGGATCGACCGCAAACTGCTTCTCGCTGTGGACGGTGCCTTCGGCGACGCCGTTGAGCTCGGCCTGGCGCGACAGCCAGGTGGTGTAGAGGAGGCGGGTTTTCGTCTTCATCGGGGTCAGGTTCCGTGACGGGCTCTAAGGCGTTGGGGTTCGGCGCGGGTCGGGCAGGCGGATCAGCAGTCGGTCTGTTCGACGCCGTCGCCGCCGGCATGGACCGGGCGGGCGGAATAGGAGCGATCGTGCGTCTTCTCGACGTCGCCTTTCAGGGCGGCGTGTTCGCTTTCCAGCTTGGCGAAGCGCTCGTTGGTGGCGGCCGTCGCCTGGGTCAGAGCCAGGCTGAAGGTCTGGCCGAGTTCCTTCATGCCGGTCGTGAAGGCCGTGGCCAGTTCGGCGACGTCGCCGCCGGCGGCCGACTTGTCAGCCGGGATGTTGGGCTTGGGCTCTTCGCGGTTCAGCGCCTTGCTGAACTTGGCGACGATCTTGTCGATGACGGAGTCGGTGTCCTCCGACGACGCTTGGTCTTCCGCGAACTCGATCGTGGTTTCCAGGGCGGCCGAGAACAGGCAGGAGGCGTGCTTCTTTCGGCTGTCCAGGTCGTCCTTGCGGATCTTGGCGAAGGCGTCATCGGTGCGGGTCGAGAACTTCAGCGCCTCGGTGCCCAGCGACGCCGGGGTGTCGGTCGCGGCCAGGCCCATGAGGTAGGCCTTACCCGAGCCGGAGAAGTTGGGCTCGACCTCAATCGAGGTGAACTTCTTCTGATCGGCGGCGACGTAGCCCTGCAGGGTCTCGTTGCCCTCGATCTGGGCGTAGAGCGCGACGCGCTTCTCGGTCTTGCCGGCAATCTCGATGTCGTCTTCCTGAACCTTCAGCGCGATGACGTCGCCCAGGGCGGGGAAGGGGCCGGTCGCAGAGGCGTTGCGGTAGTGCTCGACGTTGACCCGTGCGGTGTAGGTGGCCGGATTGTAGTTGCCGGCCATGTCGCGCAGCCATTGCGGTTCGATCGTGCGGCCATCCGATGCCGTCAGGCCGGCGACGGCGATGCGGGTGAACTTGGTCGTGCGCTTCTTGGACATGGGGCCTCGGGCGTGATCTGCAGGGCAGCTGGCCGCGCCAGCGAATGAGGCTGCAGATCACCGTCACCGGCCGCTCTTTCTCAAGGCGCGGCTGTTGTGCGGGGCGGACCTGACAACAGCCGCCCGTCAGAGGGGGCGAGGTCGCGCGGGTAGCGTCCGCGCCCATGAGACAGAAACCCAAGAAGCAGGACGGGCCGGAGCCCGGCGGCGCCGACGACCTCGGCGCCCTGCTGTCGTCATGCGGCGGCTTCGGTTTCCCTGTCGCGGCCATGCTGGATGAACGGCGCGCGGCCAAGTTCCTCTACTGGTCGATGTGGCGCCTGACCGACATCGCCAAGCTGCTGGGCCAGGCCGAAGGCACGATCGCCAGCTGGAAGAGCCGCGACGAGTGGGACAAGGCGACACCGCTCGAGAGAATGGAGGGCGTCACCGAGGCGCGATACGTCGCCCTGACCATGAAGGCGGCCAAGACCGGCCTGGACTTCAAGGAGCTCGATCTACTGGCGCGCCTGGCCGAGCGGTTCGCGCGGATCCGCAGGTACCAGCAGCCGGGCGGCCATGAAGGCGACCTGAACCCCAAGGTCGCCGCCCGCAACGCCGGCGAGAAGAAGAAGCCCGAACGCAACCGCATTACGGCGGACCAGGCCGAAATCCTGAAGGCGGCGCTGCTGAAGCAGCTGTTTGGCTATCAGGAGATCTGGTGGTCGAAGCGCGAACTACGCAACCGCATGCTGCTGAAAAGCCGGCAGATCGGGGCGACCTATTACTTCGCGCTCGAGGCGCTTATCGTCGCCCTGGAGACCGGCAAGAACCAGATCTTCCTTTCGGCGTCGAAGAGCCAGGCCCACGTTTTCAAGGGCTATATCCGCGCCTTCGTCATGAAGGAGATCGGCGTCGAGCTCAGCGGCGACCCGATCGTGATCGATCGCGGCGAGGACGACGAGGGCAAGATCCTCGAGCAGCCGACGCTCTATTTCCTCGGCACCAACGCCCGCACGGCCCAGGGCTATCACGGCGATTTTTACTTCGATGAGTTCTTCTGGACCTTCGGCTTCGACACGCTGAAGAAGGTCGCGTCCGGCATCGCGATGCAGAAGCGCTACCGGAAGACCTACTTCTCGACGCCGAGCTCGGTCACGCACGAGGCCTACAAGTTCTGGACCGGCGAGGAGTGGAACAGGAAGCGGCCGAAGGAGAAGCGCCGCGAGTTCGATGTCAGCTGGGCGGCGCTGAACGCCGACGGCGCGCTGGGCGCAGACAAGATCTGGCGCCATGTGGTGACGATCGAGGACGCCGAGCGCCTTGGTTGCGACCTGTTCGACCTGGACGAGCTGCGCGACGAGTATTCGGTCCCTGAGTTCGACAACCTGCTGATGTGCGGGTTCGTTGATGATACCCTGTCGGTCTTCCCGATGGCGATGCTCGCGCCCTGCATGGTCGATCCCGAGGACGACTGGCCGGACGTCGACAAGGCGCGGATCCTGATCGGCATGGGCCGGCCATACGCCGGCGAAGTCTGGCTGTCATACGACCCGAACGGCGATGGCGAGAACGCCGACGCCGCCGGCCTGGTTGTCGTGGCGCCGCCGACGACGCCGGGCGGGAAGTTCCGCGTGCTCGAGCGCCGCCAGTTCAAGGGCAGCCGCTTCGATGAGCAGGCCGAGGTGATCCGCAAATACACCAAGCGCTATCGCGTCACGAAGATCGACATCGACAAGACCGGGATCGGCGACGCCGTGTTCCAGTTGGTGCAGACCTTCTTCCCGACTGTGACGGGCCACCAGTACGACGCCTTCCTGAAAACCCAGATGGTCTACAAGGCCCTCGACGTCATCCTGAAGCACCGCCTTCAGTTCGATCGGGACCATAAGGACCTGGCCGGCGCGCTGATGTCGATCCGGCGCACGATGACCGCCTCGGGCCGCAAGGTCACCTATGAGGCCAGCCGGACCAAGGACAGCGGCCACGCTGATCTGGGCTGGGCCCTCCTGCAATGCCTGTTCAATGAGCCGATCCAGGCCGCCATCGGAGGCGATGGCGGATCCTCGACCGTGGAGATCTACGACCATGACTAAAGCCCTGACCGCGAAGCCCCTCAAGGGCGTCGTCGAGGCCAAGCCGCAAGCCTTCGCCTTGGGCGACGCAGAGCCGGTGCTGAACCGCCGCGAGCTCCTGGACGGCCTGGAGTGCTGGGACATCGCCGGGGCGGGCGGCCGCTACTATCAGACGCCGCTGCCGATGGACGTGCTGTCGAAGACGGCCAACGTCACCTCGCACCATTCGTCCGCCTTCCGCGTGAAGGTAAACCAGCTGATGCGGGACTTCATCCCGCACCCGCTGCTGGACCTGGCGACGTTTGAGGGCATCGTTCTGGACCACCTGGTGCTGGCGAACTTCTACCTGGAGCGGGTCGATAACCTGCGTGGCCAGCCGATGAAGCTGAAGCGCAGCCTGTCGCGCTACACGCGGCGCGGGGTGGAGGAGGGCGCGTTCGTCTTCCTGTCGGGCTGGAACAAGGAACACTGGTTCAAGAAGGGCTCCGTCTTCCACGGCATGCAGCCCTGGCTCGATCAGGAGATCTACGGCGTGCCCGAGTACCTGAGCGCGCTGCAGTCGGCGTTTCTGAACGAGAACGCGACCCTGTTCCGCCGGCGCTACTATCTCAATGGCGCCCATGCCGGCTTCATCATGTACGTCGGCGAGGGCGGCCTAAGCGAGAAGGACGCTGAGGCCCTGCGCGGCGCGCTGAAGAACACCAAGGGCGTCGGCAACTTCCGCTCGATGTTCCTCCATCTGCCGAACGGCAAGAAGGACAGCCTGCAGCTGCTGCATCCGGGTGAGGCGGCGGCGAAAGACGAGTTCCTCGGGATCAAGAACACGACCCGGGATGACGTCCTGGCCGCGCACCGCGTGCCGCCCCAACTGCTGGGCGTGGTGCCCGCCAACGCCGGCGGCTTCGGCGACGTCGAAAAGGCGGACCAGGTCTTCTATCGCAACGAGATCCAGCCGCTTCAGCAGCGGTTCCTGGCGATCAACGATTGGCTGGGCATGGAGGTGGTGAAGTTCCGTGATCGGGACTTGGCCATCAGCTGATGGGTAGTTGAGGTTGAGACCGTGCCAGCCTCAACTTGGATGAACAGGCGAGCAGCCTATCGACACGTAAAAGGCGGCACAGGTTATGCCTGAGCCGCCTTTTTAAGAACTTCGTTCATTCGCCCCTGCCAGCCAGGGCCGGAGGCGCGAAACCGTTCTACGATGTCTTGGTCCAGCCGTAGCGTGACCTGGATTTTAGGGCGTTCCAGCTTTGGGCGCCCCCGTTTTGTTAGCGTGCCAGAGGCGGGTCTGACGACCTTTCCCTCACGCCGGATCTCTGCTCGTTCAAAGACCTCTGGGGTCCATTCGGGAGCGTCATCCGGATCGATCCACGGTTTCGTGGTAGTGTCCTTTCTCTCGGTCATTGCACTTTCTCATCGAAATGATGCGATGTGCGCCGTCCCGCAGTGTCCAAACGATCATTACGATGTCCCCGCGGAAGGGGCCCATCGTCTGCCAGCGTTGTTCGCCGTAGTCTTTTCGGTCGTCTTGGACCGTTAGGAGGGATTCATCGCTGAAAAGAGTTTCGCCGGCGTCGGCGAAATCTAGCCCTCTGTGCTCGAGCGTTTCGGCTCGTTTGTTTTCATCATAGCTGATCGGCATGGGTTGTTGATCCTGGGGTAGTTAGATGCCTGTGGTGCATTGGCGATTTCCCTCATTGTATCCGTATGAATATACCGGGGATTTTCCCGGTCGATGGACCAGGAATTTTCCCGGCTGAATTTATGTAGCGGCATTTAATGAGCCGGTCAAGAGATTTTGTCACTACATAAATCCACGGAGCCCTATAGTTCCAATCGTCCACAGCATTGGAACAAATGGCGAACAAATAGCTTGAGGCCAGCAGGCTCGGCGCCCTAGAGCGGCGGCGGGTCGGTCGGCTCCTGGAGCGAAACCGTGAGTGCGTTGAAACAAGAACTCGTCCCGCTGATGGGGCGTCCGCTGTGCGCCGGCTTTCCATCGCCGGCGGACGACTATGTCGAGGAAGCGCTGGATCCCGCGCGGCTGATCGTCACCAATCCCGCCTCGACCTTCATGTGGCGGGTGGTCGGCCGCAGCATGATCGGCATGGGCATCAATGACGGCGACTATGCCGTGGTCGATCGCTCGTTGACGCCGAAGGCCGACGACGTCGTTGTGGCCATCATCGACGGCCTGCCCAGCGCCAAGCGGGTCATCAGACTGCGGGGAGGGCGCCTGGCGCTGGACTTCGCCAACCCAGAGATGGGGCCGTTGATTCTGGATGAGGCCAGCGAGGCGATGATCTGGGGCGTGGTGACCTGGTCGTTGACACCGCACCGGCCGGCGCCGCGATGA